CCACCCGCGCCGCCACATACGCCGCCACATACGACGCCACATACGACGCCACCGACGCTGCCACCCGCGCCGCCACCGCCGCTGCCACCCGCGCCGCCACATACGCCGCCACATACGACGCCACATACGACGCCACCGACGCTGCCACCCGCGCCGCCACATACGACGCCACCATCGACGCCACCGCCGCCGCCGCCACCGCCACCATCGACGCCACCGCCGCCGCCGCCACATACGACGCCACCGCCGCTGCCACCCGCGCCGCCACATACGCCGCCACATACGACGCCACATACGACGCCACCGACGCTGCCACCCGCGCCGCCACCATCGACGCCACATACGACGCCACCATCGACGCCACCATCGACGCCACATACGACGCCACATACGACGCCACCAGCGACGCCATCAGCGCCGCCACCGACACAAAAGAATGGTTTTATTTTGACACAAAATCAATGGTTGAATTATCGAAAAATCTTGATGGAAATAACAGTAAATTTTTTTTGGAATCCGCAAGATTGGCGTGGAAATTATATCAGGGCGGGAATATGTGGTCTGCGTATGACTCTTATTTGTCGTTTTTTCGCCACGTCGCGAAATTAGATATTGATTACAGCAAATGGGATCATTGGGAGCAGGCTTCTCTAAATTCTGGTTTCAGATTTATGCACGAGGAATTTTGCATTGTTTGTGACCGGCCGGAATTGCTATTGGTGGATGACCAAAACCGCCCCCATAATGACAATGGCCCGTTTTGTCGCTGGAGAGATGGATCGGCTTTATACGCAGTACACGGCGTAAGAGTTCCGATGTGGATCGTCGAAACTCCTCAAAAAATCACCACAAAAGACATTGATGACGAATCAAACTCCGAGGTTAGGAGAATCATGCTTGATCGGTTCGGCTGGTCAAAATACATCATCGAGACTGGCACAAAACCGATTGACCAAAGCAAATTTGGGATTTTGTATCGCAAAGAAATCCCAAATGACGAACCCTGTGTGATCGTACGCTTGCTGAACCGCACCCCAGAAGATGGTGGTTTGTCCAAGGAAGACGCAATTAAGATTTATGGCGCAGATGTGATGATCCATGATCGGATTGGCTATGGGTATAGAAAGATCACAGAATTGCCAGCCGGAGAATCATTTAAGGAATATATCCATCGCGTCCCGCCCACAATCCGCACGGCGCACGAAGCAGTCGCCTGGATCGCTGGGGTAAAACCGGAGGCGTATTCCCCAGAAATGGAGAGCTAAATGACCGCGCTCGGAGCAAACGTATCATCACGTGACCCAGAGACACAGGGAAACAACCTGAGACCTGGTCACGTGATTAGCAAGGAGCTGTACGAAGCCCGCCAGAAGTCGGAGGCCGCATGGATGGCAGTAAGCGATTGGGAGCCAAATAGCGGCGTATCGATCACAAGATTGTTGGAACTGGCGAACGAAGCACAGGAAGAAGCAATGAGGATATATCGAGAGGAGAACAAATGAGTAAATTCAAGGTCGGGGATCGGGTGATTGCGAAAACAACCTGCTCGCCACAAGAATACAATGAAGATGAAGTGCTCTATAACTGGAATAAATGGGTAGAGGAGCATGGTAAATGACGGACCGCGAGAATATCTTTGTAATGTGTATTGCATTAGTTTTTGTCGCAATTGCGATTATCTTTGGAGGATAAAATGAGTATCGGAGATTTGAGTTTCAAAGATAGGGAAGAAATTCTTGAGCGGGCGTTCGGAAATCTTTGCGAAAACGACAGAATAGTAGTATCCGGGTGCGCAGACGATATTGTTTCCAGCATCAAAGCCAAACACCCGAACGTTCAGATCAGCAAAATGGCATCCCTTGAGATTCTCGCTGCGATTGGAGTGTTGTATTCAAGGCTTGGCATAAAAAAGGCGCGCTAATGGAACTCGTAGTCTGTCAGAACACAAAAGAGATACCATCGGTGAAACTGCGATGTTACTCGCTTGATGAGAAGTACACGCAAAAGAATGCGGAGGATGCCTATAGAGAATATTATCAAGCGGAACCAAAGAAAGCGTATTTGTGGAGCAACTATCTTTACATAGAATTACCAAAAATCTAAAATTTATGAAAGGAGAACGCCCTCGGAGAAATCCACATAAGGTTTAATATACACAGGCCGCTGACCACGGCCTGTTGTGTTAACCTTGACAAATAGCGTATAATATTACTATGACACCAGAAGAACTATACGAGTTGATTGAGGATAATCCAGGCATCTCAGAGAATGAGATCAGAAAGCGCATGCGCCAGCCAGGTTTGTTTTACGATGACAACACAGGTGACGAACTGGATAAGCTTCTTTCCGACTGCGAGAAGAAAGGGCTAAGGCTCACAGAGGATGGGAACGATTGTCTTTGGATTGATGAGAAGGATTTGATACAGTGAGCAAAACACAGATAGTCGAAAATACAATAGCTATAGAAGCTATAGCAGAAATCAGGCAAATAAAGACAATGGCGGACTTTAGTGGTAATGTGGTACTAAACTTCGGAGAAAACCAGAAGGACGCTATAAAGTGGTTTCTTGACAACAACGGAAAGTTGATAAAGTTGGTTGCGGTGGTAAAAGACTGACGAAGCCCTTAAACAGACCAATTGTGGACTTAATATGACAGATTTAAGACAATTACTAGACAAATTAGAAGACAAACGCCTTGATTATGTGATTTGTCGCTCAAAGGTAAATTCAGACCGTCAAGGCTTTTTGGATGCAGGAATCAGTAAGGCATCGTTTTATACGTGGTCTGAGGAAGAACGGAATTACCTGAATGACCTTGCCCAAAAAGTGAAGCGCGAAGCCGCCACAAGAGCCTTGATGGTTTTGCAGGATGCTGCAGAGGAAGCTGCTAAGACGTTAGTTGACGGACTGAAGTCGCGTAACGATCACGTAAAGATTGATGCAGCAAAGGACATTCTTGACAGAACCGCTGGAAAAGCACAAGATAAACTTGACGTAACCAGCAACGGCGAAATGATAGTGGTTAAATTGGTACAAGATGAGTGAAGTCGAAATACACAGCGACGTATTCAATCCATGTTATTTGCGTAGGCTGGAAGATCAAACCCCTACGCAAATTTTCTATGGGGGGGCCAGCTCGGGAAAATCATTTTTTGCCGTTGGGCAAAGAGTGGTTTATGATCTACTGAAAGGTGGCCGCAATTACCTTATCTGCAGGCAAGTAGCAAGAACGATAAAGAACTCTGTATACAACGAAGTCACGAAGACAATAAAGGCGTGGGGTGTGCAAGGACTTTTCAGAATCAACAAGTCCGAGTTTACCATCACGTGCAATAACGGCTACCAGATTCTATTTTCAGGCCTTGACGACGTCGAGAAGATAAAATCTATCACACCAGAAAATGGCGTGATTACTGATATTGTCATTGAAGAGGCGACAGAAACAGAACGAGAATCAATCAAGCAGCTTGAGAAACGTTTGCGCGGTGGTTCGGAGGCAATTCAAAAGCGCATAGCGATCCTTTTCAACCCAATTCTAAAGACACACTGGATTTACCAGGATTACTTCGCCACCATCGGCTGGGCGGATACTCAGACAGAATACCATGACGAGAATTTATCTATCCTCAAGACAACCCATAAAGACAATAACTTTCTCACCGCTCAGGATCACGCAAAACTCGAGAATGAGAAGGATGAATACTTTTACAACGTTTATACGCTTGGGAACTGGGGTATCCTAGGCGATGTGATCTTCAAAAACGTTCATATTGCCAACCTGAACGACCCGATAGATAAATACTACCTTCCTGAAGCGCATAGAACAAACAGGCGCAATGGCCTTGATTTTGGCTTCTCTTCTGATCCGGCCGCCATGCCGATGATCCACCTGGATAAAATGCGTAAGCGAATTTACATCTTTGACGAACTTTATGAAAGAGGGCTTACAAACCAAGAGCTGGCGCTTTTTGTGAAGGAAAAGATTGGGACGGATTACGTCACCTGTGATAGCGCCGAGCCAAAGAGCATCCATGAGCTAAATCTGGCCGGGGTAAATGCCATTGGAGCCAAAAAAGGCAAAGATAGCATCAACTTTGGGATTCAATGGTTACAGGGATATGATATTATAATAGATGTGACATGTGTCAACGCGCAACGCGAGTTTACGACCTATCACTGGAAGAAAAACAAAGACGGTGACTCAATGCGGATACCGGTAGATAGAGATAACCATCTAATTGACGGGCTAAGGTATGCCCTTGAAGATGACATGCTCGAAAGCGAAAGCGTTGCCGTGAATGATCCGACAAATAACTGGTAACAGGAGCGATTATGCCTAATTTTATTCAAAAAGGAATACAGGACGCCGTAATTTGGGCGTTTGGCGCGAAAGACAAGTACGAAATTGATTATCAGAACCGTCTAAAAGAAATCACTGAGCTAATCGCTTATTACTACGGACAACACAAACGCCCGCTTAAATTGCAAGCTGGTAAAGACTATAACGTTATCAGTAACCACATCAAGACAATCGTTGATCGGTCGGTAAGCTCACTGGTTGGGCAAGAAGTAACGTTTGACTTACCTGGTGAGGGCGATTCTCCAGAACAACAATTTATTGATGGTGTTTGGAAAGCCAACAAAAAACAAATCCTCTTACACGATGTAGCCCAATTTGGTACCATTTATGGTACGGAATTTATCAAGATCGTACCGCGGGGCATTGTTGATAACACTGGAACTATTACTTACCGTCTTGTCGCACTAAACCCACTTAACGTGATTATCGTTACGGCCAATGATGACATTGACAATGTCTTGGCTTATGTTTACCGGTGGAATGAAGGCGATACTCACAGGAGAGAGGTAACCGAAAAAACAGAATTGGGAACCTGGACGGTGGTAACGCAAGAGATGGATCGTGCTGGAAAATGGCAGAACGTCGCGCCGCCAATAGCATGGCCTTATCCGTTTGCGCCTATCGTTCATGGGAAGAATCTGCCGAACGCCGGTAATGTGTACGGATACTCGGACATTGAAGGAATTATCGAATTACAAGATCGCTACAACGAAGGGCAGAGCAACGAGAACAAGATTCTTGCTTTGCAGGCATTTGCACAAAAATACGTCGTGAATGGCAAGTGGCCGCGGGCAAAAGATGAATTCGGAAACGAGTATATTGACGTTGGGCCAGACAAGGCGCTTGAGATCAAAGGCGATGGCGTAACCAACGCAAGTGTTGGCCTGCTTGAGCCCGCCGGCGACATGACTGCTTCTCAGGCATTTCTAAATAGCGTGCGCCGTGATATGTTTGAGATTGCCGCGACCGTTGACAGCGAAACCGTAAAAGACAAAGTAGGGACGCTGACGAACTTTGGACTCCGCGTTCTGTTCAAAAACGAGTTGGCCAAGAATAACACAAAGCAATTGCTTTATGGCGAGTTTCTTCTCGATGTGAACCTGCGCTTGCTTGTGCTTGAAGGAATGAATCCTGATTCTGGTGATGTAATCTTTGGCGATCCGCTGCCAGAAGACACGAAAGAAGTAATTGAAAACCTGACCGCCGAAAACGCCCTTGGGATTACCTCAAAACAAACGATTGCCAAAGAACTTGGCCGCGATTGGGAGGTTGAGCAAGAGCGTTTGGCTCAGGAAAAACAAACCAGTGATAACGTTGGCGCGAACGCAATCAGGAACTTTTTGGCAGGTAAATGATACAATTTATTTGGAGGATAAAATGAATGCTAAAATCACAAATATTGAAACAAAAGAACCAAAAAGAAAAGAAGTTAGAGAATATATTTATTCTTTGATTGGACAACCCCAAAAAATTCAAGACGCTGAAGACATGATTAATCTCGCAATAGATATTGCAAAAAAAGAGATTTATGAAGAATTAAATAATAAAAAATTGAGTGTTTGATCGGGCTTGTATTTAATGACACTACTTGATACGTGGAATATCCTGAAAAACAAAGCAGATAAGGCAGACGCAGAACTGCTTGGCCGCCTTGAAACGGCCTATACTGCATCCTACGGACGCATCAAGCCAGAAGTTGACGCGTTGATAGAATATCTGGAAGCTCACCCGGGTGCAACGCGGCAACAAGTGCAAAAAAGTGCGGTTTATAAGAACCTCATGCGCGAAGTGGTGGATGAACTGGATGACTACCAGGCTTATCTGAAGACCGAAATTAGCACAGAAGTAACAGAATCTGGCAAGCGCGGGGCGGTGGATGGTAAGACTTTGCTTGTGGCCGCTATTGCCTTGTCGCTGGGCGTATCCGATAAAGATATTCCCGCCGACACCACAAAAGGACTAACTTCCCTTGACTTTCTTGAAAAGTATTTGCAAAAAGGAAGCGAGTTATTTAAACGGATTGATAAACTCTCAGATTATCACGGCGAACAAATAGCCGATGGAATACTAAAGCTTGTTGCTGCCGGCCAGAACCCGCGCGTTATAGGTGATTGGATGGTTGAAGCTTACGGCATGGGCTTGACAGATTCCATGCGGATCGCCCGCACCGTTCAGCTTTATAGCTATCGAGAGGCCAACAATGCGGTTCAGGTTGCCAACGCAGACTTGCTTCAAGGGGTCGTTTGGTGCGCAGAAATGGACGATAGAACCTGTCTTAGCTGTATTTCTTTGCATGGGCAAGTATTTCCGGTTGGTACTATTTGTGATGACCACCATAATGGGCGGTGCGCGATGCTCCCCTGGACGAAGGAATCTGAAAATCCAATTCAACAGACAGGCGAACAATGGTTCGGAGAACAATCCGAAGCGACACAAAAAAATATGATGGGCGAAGCGAAATATCAGGCGTGGCAAGATGGTAAATTTGAGTTCGGTCAACTATCAAAGGATTATCACGATGATGTTTATGGTATGATGAAAGGCGAAGCAAGTCTAAAGAGTTTACTTGGAGGTGAAAATGAGTAGACCAAAAGGAAGCAAGAATAAGGAATATCCAGAAGTATCTGAATCTATCGAAAAAGAACCAATTGAACGCGCTCCATATATCATTGTCAAAGCAGATAGCTATATTGCGCTTGAGGCATACGTCAACCAAAACATTGATGATGGATACGAGCCAATAGGGAGCGTAACGGTCACTACCTACATGGGCGCAAATGGCCAAGAGTTCTTGTGTTTTCAGGCGATGGTAAAAAAATGAGCGCTGAAAAGCCGTGGGCCGTATTTAGGCATGGCGATATTGATGTTGTGCCTATGAACGATGATCTTGAACACATTGCCGGAGCAGAATGCCCTTGCCATCCACGAGTTGAGGTCTATGGGGCAAGCATTCTCTGCATTCACAATGCGTTTGATTACCGGGAATATTTTGAGGAAGCGAATGAAATTATAGGAGTATCCAATGACTGAGCAAGAATTTTGGATGCAAGTTGCGCGCGGTCTTATCCAGATCGTAAAAGCGATTGTAAAAAAGTTTGGATTACATATCAAGGAGTTTGAAGAATGAAAAAGATTTTCTCTGCAAGTATCTATGACTTATCCGAAAATTACTCAAAAGATCAAGAATGGCTGCGATATTCAGAAGCATACATCATTGCTGAAGATATTGAATCGGCAACTAAAATCGCCACAAAGAATGTTGATGATAATAGCATTGTAGTTTCTGTGCGCGAAATGGTTGATGCCAAACTGTTTATGTAAATTTGTGCTATAATAATTGTGTAAGCCCCTCGTGAGACGCGCCTACTGTCAGAGACAGTAGGCGTTATTTTTATTAAGGAGTGAGAAAAATGGCAAATGAACCCAAGACCGACCAGGCGCCGGTCGAACAAAAACCAGTAGACTCTCAGGTAGCGGATACTGAAAAGAAGGATGAAGAGTTTGACAAAGATCGCGCGATGGCATTGATCGAAAAACTGCGCGGCGAAGTAAAAGAGGCAAAAGCCAAGGCAAAGAAGGCGGATGAATACGAAGCCGCAGAAAAACAACGTAAAGAAGCCGAAATGACCGAGCTTGAGAAATTGCAAGCCAAGCTCAAAGAGAGCGAAGAGAAACTTGTAAAAGCCGAACGCGGCGAGATGCAGCGCAAGGCGGCAGACAAGTGGAAACTTCCGGCAGAACTAGCCTCTCGAATCACCGGAACTACTTTGGAAGAAATGGAAGCCGATGCAGAGTCATTGTCGAAACTGCTTCCGAAACAAAACGCCCCTGGGTTACCCCCCACCAACCCCGGCGCATCTGGCAACAAACCAACCGATAAGGATTGGAAAGACTTTTTGAACGGTGGGCCACTACCGCAATAAGGAGTAATGTATTATGACTACTGGTTCAAACCTTTGGAGTGATGTATCAAGTATCTCGAATCCCATGCAGGAAGCTGCTTTAGTTGCGATTCGAGAAAATTACTTGATGCAATCCCTCATTACCGTCCGTACTGATATGACCGGCGCCAACCCGCGCAAGTTGTATGAGTACAACAAAACTACCGCTAAGACCGTTGCTGAAACTGACGACCTGATTAGCGAAAAGTTTACCCCGTCCCTTTTGGGGACTTTGACACCTGCCGAAATTGGCGAACAGTTTTTTGTTTCTGACCTTCGCCGTGATTCTGACAGCCCTGAGAATATCATCCGTGATGGCGCTGCCGAATTGGCGCTTGCCGCTGGTGATAAGATCGAAACCGACCTCGTTGGCGACCTTGCCTCTTTGACCGGCGGAACCATCGGCGCAGCTGGAACCGCTATCACTTGGGGTTACGTTGCTGCTGCCATCGCACAGGCCCGTAATGCCAATAAATCTGTTAGCGTTCCACTCGTTGGTGTTATCCACGGTTACCAGGCTTCTGTGCTCGCTAAGAGCGCTTCAATCGCTGGCGCGACCGCTGGTGTAGCTCCTTCGATTCAAGATCAGGTTACGCGTGGCGGGTTTGGTGTTGCCTTCACCTTCATGGGCGTGCCTATCTATCATGTATTCGCTTCCCCGAATGCAACTGATGATTTCACTGGCGGCATCTTCCCGCGCGCCGCATTGATGATTGATTGGCGCCGCGCCGTTCGCATCGAACCCGAACGCGATGCTTCAAAACGCGGTACCGAGTTCAACATGAGTGCGGTTTATGCTCATGGCGTCTACCGTCCTTCACTGGGCGTGCAGATGGTCTTTGACGCCACCGCTCCGACTAGCTAAGAGGTGATACATGGCTGAACAGTTAGGTATTGTTTCTGCGAACGTTGGCGCATTATCCAACGCAATTCGCCCGATTTTCAAGGTTCCCACCGGTTACGGCGGCATCACTATCAAGGAATGCAAGTATGTTGGTAGTGGAGCCGGCACTTCATGGGCTTCTCTCGTTGATCTTGGCACTGCTGGCACCGCCGCTGGAACCATTATCGCGGCTGGTGGCACTGTTGTGCGCACTGCAAATGTTCCGAATGACATGGCTATCACTGCCGCTAATGCCTATGTTGCTGAAGGTCATTATGTTGGCTTGAAAGAGAACAACATCGGCGCGCTGGACACTGTGACTATCGTTGACGTTGCTTTTGCCATCGGTAAATAACGAAATATTGCGGCTGGATAGGGCCATTCCCGAAGAGGTGCCTCCTCCCACCCTTCCAGCCGCGCCTTTGGAGGCCGCTTAGAGGAAAAGCAAATGAATCCCGAAACTGGAAAACTGAATATTCACGTCCTCTCGAACTCGCCCTGGTCGGGAACCGGATACGGAAACCAAACGCGCATATTTACACCACGACTAAAACGCGCCGGATATGGTATGAGTATCACGGCGTTTTATGGATTGGAGGGGCATACTTTAAATTGGATTGATAACATCGAAGTATTTCCGCGCGGATACCATAAATACGGGCAGGACGTTTTCGGAGCCAATACTATAACTACAAAGTCGGATATTGGTATTAGTTTGATGGATGCTTGGGTTTGTGAACCACAACGCTACCCAAAAGGATTCAAGTGGATACCCTGGTTCCCAATTGATAGCGAACCATTAGCAAAAATTAATGCAGATGTTGTCAGCCAGGCCTACAAGCGACTTGTATTCTCGAAACATGGCTGCAAAATGATGGATCAAGCAGGATTAGACTATGACTACATCCCTCACGGCGTAGAAACAGAAACATTCAAGCCGGTAGATAGGGTAAAAGCGCGCGAACAGATGCAACTTCCAAAAGACGCTTTTATCGTTGGTATGGTGGCGGCAAACAAAGGGTTTCCGCCGCGTAAAGCATTTGCTGAAAATATCGCAGCATTCAAGGTGCTCAAAGAGAAACATTCAGACGCTGTTTTATATTTGCATACATCAAGCGGCGAGGCGGGAGAAGGTTTTGATGTACTGCAATATCTTGACATGCTTGAATTGGAACGAGACAAAGACTACTTCATTGCAGACCAGTATGCTTATTATCTAAGCTATCCAGACGGAGCCATGAACGCGCTTTACAACTCGTTTGATGTGCATTTGCTAGTGAGCAAGGGAGAGGGGTTCGGTATTCCTATTCTTGAAGCACAATCATCAGGTTGCCCGGTAATCGTGGGAGACTGGACTTCAATGGGTGAGCTGTGCTTCTCAGGATGGAAACTTGATAAATACACTGAGGCCGACCCGGAGTTCACGCAATACGGAGCTTTTTGGTATAAACCCCACATTGGAGCGATTTACGAACGTCTTGAGAACGCCTACCAGAAGAAAGACAACAAGATTTACCGAGAACGGGCGCGTAAAGGCGCTCTTGAATATGATGCAGATAAGATCGTAAAAGATTACTGGATTCCTTATCTTGACAAAGTGCAAAAAGAGATCGAGAACGAGCCCCAAACCCCCAAACTAAAAGAATCTCTATAAATTTACAAAAATTTAAGATACAACCTATTGACAAACCTATAAATAGGTTGTATTATATATACATAACAAACGAGGAGATGAGAGATGACAACAAATTATATCTTACAAGTTCAGCAAAAATCAACCAAACATTTTTGTGAAAAACAATATAACGACTTACGGCTTGTGAAAAAAGCGTATCTGTCAGTAATAGAAAAAGGATTTGAGGCGATTGTATTCAAAAACGGTAATAAATTGTTTCGGTCAAGTAAAGCAATAATTATTGAACAATAGCATTCAATCCGGGGTGCGCATGGATACGCACAGAGGAGAATAACATGGATGCAAACGTAAGCAGAATTCACTCACAACTTGACACAATTCAAAACAGATACGATCCAGAAAACGACCTTGCTAGTCCGCGCGTTAGTTGGACTGAATATGAATTGTCTCTTATGATAAGATCGTTATCTTTGATTGTTGTCAAGCTTGAAGAACGCATAGAGTTCCTTGAGTGTGAAAATCATAACTATTCAAATAAATCCGCCGCCTCAATCCTTGGTTCGATCAAGACAGAAAAGAAATCAAACTCCAGCCGCGAGAATGGCAAGAAAGGCGGAAGGCCGAGAAAATAACAAAAACCCCCGCTTGAATAAGGCGGGGGTTTTATTGTATAATGATTTATGAGCATGTATTGGGCATACAGGGAAGCCGCGTTAGACCGACCCAGGCTATGCAGAAAAGTTGAGGCCTAGTAAAGAGCGAAATATGGGACATAACGCTACATGCTCATTTTTGTTTTACGGAGGACAAAATGGATAACAATATTGGATATAGAGTATTTTTACAAAAAGAAAACGAAATAAATTTATGCGCAGGAACTGCGTGGTATCCAGCTGAACCCATAAATAAAAATGAGTATTACACGTCAATGAAAACAAAAATTGAAAAATGCGAATATTGCGGTTCAAAAATGTCTTATGATTCGCACGGGTGCTGTTCTTCTTGTGGAGCACCGGTAAAATGACCTTATCAATTTGCTGTGTAACCAATGGCAATCACTACGCTTTGACGTATTTGGCATCAATGCGCATTTTGGCCGATAAACTACAATGCGAACTAATCATCGGAATGGACAAGACCGAATCAAAGGCAATAAAGATTCTTGCTGATGTTGCGGTGAAACTTCCAGAGCATGAAGTGGAACTGCAAGAATGCGTACTAGATAAAGCGATTGAAATGTGTACCGGCGACTATGTTCTCAGGCTTGATGATGATGAGAAAGTCAGTCCGGCGCTTGAATATTGGCTATCAAAAAAAGAATACGAAAAAAGTTATCTTTACGCCTTCCCGCGCGTGTATATGTATCCTGATACAAAACATGTTCTTGCGAATGATGGTGTTTACCCTGACCTTCAAACGAGGTTAGGAAAAAAAGAAAAGATGTACGGCGTGGATCATATTCACGCCGGCAATCCTAATGGTACTGGACTTGTAATTCCTTACGCAATCGAGCACCATAATCTTATTGCTAAGTCATACAAAGAACGTCAAAAGATTGCGGATCGGTACGAAAGCATCAAGCCTGGTTGCGGACGGTCAAATACTTATGGACGCTATCTAATTCCAGAGGATATTTACCCGGAATTGATTATTAAAGACTATTATGATGGAGATTACTCGAAATGATACATGCTATTCATGGCGAAACAAATATAACGCTCGCCTGTCAAAATAACTGTGTAGGATGTAACCATTTTGTCCCTGTTCAAAAGCCGTGGTTTATTGATCCTGACGCTTTACGCGTGGATTTATTCACCGCATCACGTATCATTCACTTCGAGCGCTATAACCTGGTGGGTGGAGAGCCGACACTGCACCCAAAGATTCTTGACCTGCTGAATATCGTAAGGGATTCTGATATTTCAGATACAATTGAGATTACTTCAAATGGACAAGGATACAAGCGATGGACTAAAGAATTTTATTTCCTCATTGATGAACTTGTAATTACTCCTTACAAATTGTCTCAAGACGATCTAAAAGAAATAGAACGAAGATGCAATGATGCAAATGTAATATTCAGCGTTCACCCTGTTATCTTCACCGCTCCCGCATACAAGAACAACGCAGATGAAGGAACGGCATACAATCGGTATAAACAATGCTGGTATAACATAAATAGGCACGTGATCGATGGCGGGTACTTCTATCGTTGCTGCACCGCGCCGTTTATCCCTTCTGTTCTTATGGGATTACCTAAAGAGACTGACGGCATTGCGCTTGATGGATTGACAGAACAACGGTTACAGGAATATCTTGACCAAGAAGAAACGCCAAAGTCATGCTATCGGTGCGCATCAAATAACGGGCCTGTAATGACTTGGCGTGAGAATAAAGACAACTGGATGAATGAAAGTATTGTATAATACTATAAGACCCCGCTATGCTGCGTCCGCTAACAGCGGACGCTTTTTATTTCAGGAGTAATAATGGCACGCTCAACAATGGCTAGTTTAATCTCAACCCTTCGGGGTATGACAAATGCCGGAACCGCAGATTTCACGGTAGGAAGTTCAACGTTTTGGAGTGATGACCAGCTTCAAACGATCTTAGACCGGTATGTTTTCGTCGTTCGTGACGAATATCTTGATGCAATCCAACAGGAAAACACGGGCGGAACGGTGATCTACAAGGATTACCAGTCGCGCAATCGTTTCTTTGAGGATACAAGCGGTGGCACAGCACAATTTATCATTCGTGAGTCGGCTGGTGGATCGGTTGTTTCAAGCGGATGGTCTGCCAATTATGATACCGGCCTTATCACTTTTGATAACGACACAAGGGGAACTGCTTACTCATTATCTGGCAGGTCTTACGATGTTTATGCTGCCGCCGCTGACGTATGGTATCAGAAAGCCGCTCATGCAGCCGAGCAGATCGACTTCTCGACCGCCGGTCATTCGATCAAACGGTCAAATGTTTATGCTTCGTCTATCGCAATGGCAAAGCGTTATGAATCAATGGCTTCAAGCTCTGTAAATTCTGGGATCGTTGAAGTAATTCGGGGTGACCGCAATGTACAACGGTTTGACGAGCGCTGAATTAGCACAAATACGTGCTGATATTTCATCTCTTTTACCAGAGACTTGTACCATTTTGTCTTTGAGTAAAACCCCAGACGGAGAAGGCGGTCAGGTTGAAACATGGGGAACCGCCACGGCAAACGTGCCTTGTCGGATCGACTTTGGCAGTCCGAGCAAAGAGCAAATGGCGAACAATGAGCTAAAACCATTTATGCAGGGGATTGTCTCAATGGCCTATGACGTTGTGGTAACAGAACAGAACAGAATCTTGCTGAACGGGACGACCTATAGTGTTACCGGTGTAAATTCAGGTCAATCATGGATTGGCTCAAAACAGGTCACGGTACAGCGAGTATGAAAACGATCAACGTTGGCAACGTAACCATAAAAGATGGGTTATCTGAATTGCTTGAGCATCTCAAAAGCAAGCCAGATGATCTTGCGCCGATTGTTTCCAAACACGCGCTCAATATTCAAGCTAATGCTGCTAAGGATGCGCCCGTGGATACCGGCGCTTTGAAAAATTCCATTATTGCCGAAGAGAAAGATAAAAATCATTGGGAAATACACGACGGCGTTGAGTATGGCGTTTTTCAAGAATTAGGAACTTCGCGCGGCGTGAGCGCTAAACATTTTTTGGGTGGGGCGGCAGAACGTGAAGCTCAACCATTTTTTGATGATGTCAAGGCGATGATGAAAGGCGACAAATGAGCATCCAGCGGGCGCTAAACGCAGCAATCTACACCAAGATCGGCGGAACTGCAACCACCGCCGGTACAGCCGTATTTTATCTTAACGCTCCAGATAACCAGGCTTTGCCTTACATTATTTGGGATTATGTAAACGAAGGTGACGAAAACGACCATGGAAGGCGCTCAAAAAATGTGGTTGTGTCGATCAAAGCTTATGCCGCCAAAGCCACGGATGCGGGCACAATCGACGGTCAGATTGATACAGCACTGCACAATGTAACAATTTCGGTGACTGGGTGGAACAATTTCTTGTCACGCCGCGAGAATGGATACTCGACCGTTAATACAGATCAAGCAGGAATAAAAACATACATGTCCGGGGCAGATTACCGGTTTAGATTCGAGAAGTAGTGTATAATTGATTATGTAAGCCCCGCGATAAGCCGCGCTTTTCTAACTGAAAAGCGCGTTTATTTTTTTAAGGAGAAAAACATGGAATTCTCAGGTGCAAATCTAGTAATCAAGTTTGTAACAACCGGAGGCACTGCTGATCTAAGCGCGGACGAACGCTCAGTCACTTATACCCCATCGGTAAAATTCGCCACCGCAACGGCTGGGTCAGACGCCTTTGAGGCATATCTGGCCACTGTAAAAGACACCCAGGTGAGTGTCGCTGCTGTGGCTCAGTCTGGCGGAACCGTCGTTGAGGATATTTTGGCCGCTGGAAACTTCGGGACTCTAACGATCCAGCCGGAAGGAACGGCTACAGGGAAGCGAAAGTACACCATCCCTGCATTTTCGAAGGGCGCCGTGATTACCTTCCCGTATGATGACACGGTTACAATCGCGTGCGATTTCCAGGGCAGCGGAACCCCGACAATTGGAGTGAACTAAGATGATTAAGTTAACTGGAGGAAAAGAAATCAATGTTGATGCGTCTAAAATAACGTGGGGGGAGTGGAGGAAATATTTCCGCTCTGCCATGACCATGAAAGAGGAAGATGCGTTCATAGAAAAGGCGACGGGGTTGACCTCAAAAGAGCAAAACGAGTTGCTCCGTGACGACATGCGTAGAATTGTGCAGGAAATTATCCGGGTTGGACAGGAGCCTTTGTCTGACCCAAACTCTCAAAGCGCGTCTACATTGGATTGATGTTCAGAAAGAAGTTGCCGTGGGAATACTGGCGCTGGAAAATAGCAGAACAGTTTCACTGGACACTTGAACAAGTTGACGCGCTATCAATGAGTGACCTGACTGAATACTTTCAGGTTAACGACGCCAAAAGCAAGGTTGCAGAAGCAAAAAGGAAATAATAGATTATGACAGAACGCGTTGCCTCAATTTTGGCAGAAATTGGACTTGATGCGTCAAAGTTTACGAGCGGCGCTAATACTATCGGTGGGCTAACCAGCAAGTTAATCGATGGCATTGCCGGGTTAAGCCCGGTAGTAGGTATTGCTGTAGGTGCTCTGGCGGCGCTGTTTTCGAAAGCAAAGGAATTTGAGCAAGTCGCCGCAGAGTCTGCCAAAGAGGGGGCAAAGGTAGAGGCTGTTCTGCAGTCAACAAAATATGCCGCCGGGATTACGAAAGATGAACTCGATGAACTAGCGCAGACCGTCAGTAAAAGCGCAGGGATTGACGACGAACTCGTTCAGTCTGCCGAGGCCGTTCTGCTTACGTTCACAAAAGTCAACAAGGACGTTTTTCCAGAAACGATCACGATTGCCCAGGACATGGCTGCTATCCTTGGTGGAGACCTGAACAGCACAATCGTTCAGGTCGGCAAAGCCATGAATGATTTTAGTGGATACACAGCGCTGAAACGCGCCGGTGTTTCGTTCTCAGAAGAACAAATCGAGCAAATCCAACACTTTAAGGACACAAACGACATTATTGGCTACCAAAACCTGCTATTGAAAGAGCTGCAAACAGAGTTTGGGGGCGCCGCTAAAAAAGTAAATGACGCCGGTGATGGATCGGAAAATCTAAAAATAGCCGTTGACAATCTAAAAGAGGCAATCGGAGATAGGCTTATTCCAGTTCAGAGAGAATGGAACAAAGAACTTACAGAATCAATTAACTTGTTGCTGAATACTCCACAACAGAATTCGATTAATTTTTTGAAGAAATTAGGGGATGAATATACTTCTGGAACAAAAACAGTTGAGGAATATTATCAAGCTGCTATTGAAGGCGGCATAGAATCCGGTGATATGTATTCTTTTCAAGAAAAAAAATGGGTGGATTATCTCTCCACTGGCGGTAAGGTTGCTGATCTGACTGGCTTACAAGCCATCCAATTTGACTATCTTGTATCAAAATACAAATTATTGACTCCCGAAAATTACAAATATCTTCAGTCCATTGAAGGTGGTATCCCAAAATTTAAAGAACTTACTCAGTCACAACAGGCATGGGCAGATTCGCTCACCGCTCAAGGCGAGGCATATAAAGCCTTGCACCCTCAAGTTGTTCAGACAGACGAAGAACTTCAGGCTCTATCTGAGAAATACCAAAATATTCTATCGCTTACATCAAGTTTGCAATCGGAAACTGATAAATACACAAACTCGATGGATGACTTGCACAAAAAGCAGGCCGACGCTAAGGCGGATTTAGATAAAGCAATCGCCGGTTATTGGGCATACGACGAAGAGGGAACGAAGGTCTATAATAGTCTTCAAAGTGTGAACGGGCAACTCAAAAAACTATCTGGGAATAGCGAAGAAAGCCAGGCCAAAATAAGCGACCTGACAAAGAAACAGGCTGAGTTACGCGAAGAACTCGATAAACATGATCTGGTTTGGGGCCAAGACAAAAAAGGCATAGAAGATGCTCAAAAGGCTTATGATGACATTACCAAGCAAATCTCAGACCTCGAGGAAGAACATAAAAAGGCCACAAACACGATTGTCTACAACAATTTATTGCAAAAGCTATCGGTAGATGGGTTGACTGATTCTGAGTTTGCGATGGCCCAGCAAACTGGTGTGGCGCTGGGATTGTTTACACAGGCAACGGCCGATAGCGGAGTGGCCATAAATGACCTTACCACGTTGCTGGCCAATGGCCAAATTACTCAGGAAGAATTTAACTTGGTGGTAAATTCAGGGACGGACGCCATCCACGCGTTTATCGATTCGATCAACGCCATTCCAGAGTACAAAACAACCACGATTACAACGATCTACACTAGCGCTGGTGGAGACGTAACCTACTCCGCTGGTGGCAGTGGTCTCGTACACGCCTATCAGGCTCGCGCAACCGGTGGTTTGGCAGATGGTACTACGCTCGTCGGCGAAAATGGCCCGGAGCTGGTCGATCTGCCAGGCGGGAGCATGGTATACAACGCAAACACTACCAATCAATTACTCAACAACAACGATTCTGTTACCTATGAGCAAATGAGGACTCTGTTTAACCAACAAACGCAGTTATTGCCTATCTTATTGGCCAATGCAATCGAAAAGGTTGTCAGATGAGTGACCTGAGATATAAAGTTGAGCTGAAACTAAATGGCGCATGGACTGATATAACCGATGACGTTGTGTCAGACACACTCCATTGCTCGTCTGGGATCACCACAAACACACCAAGCAGTCGGGTGGCGGATGTTGGGAACTGCAATTTCGACCTCGAAAACTCCATCGAGAATTCTGCTGGACTTCGCGGATATTATTCCCCGGGTCACGTTAACTGCCGTGCTGGTTTCCGCGCCGGTATAGCTGTGCGAGTATCATTTACGCTATATGATACAACCACTCCAAAATGGCTTGGTACGATTTATGACATTGATGTTGATTTTGGCACAACAAAAAACCAAAAAACTCACATCATGTGCTTTGACTATATCTATAATCTTACCAAACATAAACTAAACCTTGTGGAATATGTTACTGACGTGCGCGGGGATGAAATCATTACGCAGATTTTAGCAAACATGAAGGTTCAGCCGGTTTCAACGGACTTCGCAGTGGGCACTAGCACTTTTGCCACTGGTTTTGATTCTATTTCTTCAAGCACGTCAGCAATTGGAGAAATTCAGGCGGTTACTGTATCTGAGTTTGGGTATTGCTATCTCAAGCACAATCGCACGAGCGATGAAATACTTGTTTGGGAAAATCGTTTGTCAAGAAATGATAGAAAAACAATTTCGAAAGTTTCTGTAGCGCCTGAATATAATGGCTTCTTGCTTAATGATACAGGAGGTTTCTTGCTTAATGATACAGGAGGCTTTTTGCTTCTCGCGGATTTGAAAGATATTTCTCTTGATGATTCTATGGTAGATGCAGATTACGCACATGGAGAAAACCTTTCGAATAGGGTGATCGCTGAGTTTCACCCCAAAAAGGTGGGCGATTCTGTAGAAACGTTATTCACGCTTAATTCCCCGATAAAAATTACTGCCGGGGCGACAATAACAAACTATAAAATCACTTACAGAGACCCAAATGGAGCGGCCACAAAAGTTTGCGGTAAGGACATGTTAACACCCGTAGCTGGGACAGATTATTCCATGAACACAGAAAGGGACGGAACTGGAACAGATATTACCGCAAGTTTGGTTGTATCGGTAACATTTGGATCAGAGGGAGCTGTTTATTCATTTACAAATAACAACGCTTCAGATGGATATATTTCGCTTATCGCGCGCGGATATGGGATTTTCGACTACGACACAATCGAGAGAATCTTTGAGGATACTACACTGCAAGATGAGGGAGGAGTCAGAGAGCTAACGCTCGACCTGCCTTATCAAACTGACCCGACGCTGTTTGATGCGCTTGGGAATATCGTGCTGAATCAGTATAAGAGGCCGGAAAGTGAGTTACCGAGCGTAACTTTCTGGACAAAAGATAACGATTTTGCGCAGATTTTCATTCAGTCTGACTGCGGAGACCGGGTAAACCTCACCGAAACGCAAACGTCAATCTCTGAAGATTATTTTATCAATGGTTGGATGTTTGACGCATACAACGGCGGAAACGTAAAGTTTACCTGGTATACAAAGCGGGCATCTCTTGACGCACAAGTATTTTGCCGATGGGATACCGCCCTGAATTATTGGGATAGTGCATTTGCTTGGGGATTCTAGGAGTAAACATTTATGGCATGGACTAATATTACAAAACCATCAGTCGGAACAGAGGTGAGCAAGGAAAATTTCGGGGATCCCATCGTGGACAACTTCGCGTATCTCTATGCGCTTCGTCAGATGGTCGTTTCGATCCCTCTCAATGGAGCTACACCGCTTACCACATCGGATAAAGCGTATTACCGTATCCCAGCAAAGATTAATGGCGGAGTGCTATATGGGGTAAAAGCATTCTGTCATGGCGCATCGTCTTCTGGAAGTGTTACAATAACGGTAAAGAACGGCGGAACATCAATGCTCTCAACAAACATCACGATTGACGAGACAAAAACAAGTTCGTCTGATTCCGCCGTCCAACCAGTGATAAATACAGGAGCGGATGATGTATCGACAGAAGATGAAATCGAAATTGCTGTTACTAGCGCTGGCAGTGGTGTTACTTATTGCAGCGTTGAGCTTATTTTCATGCCGGTCTGATGCCATGACACTCTCAGTCTTGTCTTACGTCAACAAAACGGCATCTGGAACCATCACGATCCCGGCCAGTTGCAATATGATCGTAGCGATGGTAACCGGATCAGAAGCGCCTCCGGTGATTAATGGCGTAGCAATGCAGACAAAAGCCAGCATCGGCTCGAACGGAACGGCTCCGGCTGTATCAGTGCACACCTATAACGTAAACGAAATTTACGAGGCAACAGAACTTCCTTTTACCCTTTTCGGAACTTCGGCGACTTTCGCTTTTGTAGATAATGGCAATTTTGTTGGCCAAAACGTTATATTTTGCCAGGATGAAGCAACATGCACGGAAGAACTTGCTACATCCTCGAATGACATCGTTTTTGGGGTAGTAGCTGGCTCAATTGGCCCAGTGAGCGTGACCTTTGACGGAAACGCGCCCACCTACATGGATTCATCGAACGCCGCAAAAACCTGCTATGCCACACCAACAGATTCGAGCCAAACTGTAGTGGCAAAAGACGATGGTGTTTCGACCGGGTACTATATCACGACTTCAACCTGGATTCCAGAGACGCTAGTAAGTGCCGGCTATTGGAGTTATGACCCTGTTTTACATATTGTCCAGTATTATTCTGTTTCCATTGGGGGCGGCCAGTGGAATGAATACAAGCGGGAGGACGGGGTTGTTACTTTTCTGGGAGTAGTCCCAACTCCATTTGATGGGACCATGACTTATTACACCTATCCAGGTGTCTGGCACCCTCCGGTTTACACTGGAGGATATTATCAATACAGCAAGACGTGGGTTAGCGCAGGCGCTTTGGGTCAGGTTTCGGCCGCGTTTATCTCTGTTTCAGAGACAGGTTCCGGTGTTTTTGTTGGCAGGCCGGTAATTATTTAGGAGCAACATGGCAGATAAAACAATATTTCAGTTGAATTTCGGGGATTCACCGCAACTCACAGACGTTACGATCACCGGGCAAGACCCAAGTGGAACGCCGTCTCTCGTAAAGCATACATGGCAAACTATTCTCAACTTTTTTACGTCAAATCAACTTGCTTCAGGAGCTAACATCATTACTGGTACAAGCGACGCATTATTTGCGTCCCCAAAAGCGTTGAGAGATGCCGGGGTGGTAGACTATGAGGTGATCGGTGGAGTGATCTACCACAAAATATACATTGGGGCGACAGCATGGCAGCCAACGATCACATCAGGATGCGCCTTTTTGGCTCAGCTTGAGATGGGCACCAATAAAAACGTCTATGATTATCTCGCGTTCGATAAAGACACAATCGAATATGCTTACTGTGGCTTTGGTCTTCCTTTCGAATATACCGGTGGGACTGTGCTGGCAAAATTCCTGTGGACACACCCGGCCACAACCACAAATTTCAAAGTTTCGTGGGGATTGCAGGGGGTCTGCATTGCGGACGGAGAAAACCTTGATGTAGCCCACGGCACTGCGCAATACGCGAATGATACTGGCGGATCAACGAGTTATCTATACGTCTCTCCGCTCACGTCGGCGATCACGATTGCTGGCACGCCGGCCGCTGGCAAGGGGCTCAGGCTCAGAGTGCTGCGCAAAGCGGATGATGCTACCAACGATACGCTTGCTGTTGATGCTTACTTGCTGGGCGTGATGATTTACATCCCGGTGGTGTGATATGCCGACGATCACTTTGCAGCCAGATGAAAGCAGTGGGTACGATAGCTACACAACGAACTACAACAATACGATTAACTACGGGACGGAAACAATTTTACGCACTGGAGTTCAAGCGGGCTACGCAATATCGGAGGTAATAAAGTTTGATTTATCTCCTCTGGTGAGGGCAACTATTATTTCTGCAACCATTTATCAGACATGTGTTGCCTATGGCGGCAGCCAGACGCTTACTTTCTACGGCTGTTTAAGAAATTGGGTAGAAAGCGAGGTTTGCGGCGCATACTATAGTGGAACAAACCCATGGACAGTTGGATGCGGGAATGGCCCCGGAACTGACAGAGATGCCTCTTCCGCCGGGGCGATGTCTGTCACTGGGACGGGTCAATTTAGCGCTTCGCTCTCTGCGTCTCTTTTTCAGGAATGGGTAAATGGAGTGAGACAAAACTACGGATTTGTTGCTATCGGATATTTTGCGAACAATGTATACAACGATTTTGCGTCATCGTCACACGCAACCGCATCATATCGGCCAAAACTAGTAATTGATTTTGTGAGATCATCTGGTGGCGTTTGTAATCTCTCTCAGGGATTTGGGGTGATGTGATGAAAGAATTTGACAGAATCGTATTTGATCCAGAAAAATTGCCGTTGGGCATAGACACGGCAGACGTAAACGGACCGGTGAATATCAATAAAGACGGCTCCCCAAAATTATCCTTTGGCATTGCGAGATGCGGAGAGGGTATATATCGGGATACTCAATATCAGATTACCAGGGCACAGTACGATAAGGCCGGATTGCCATTTATCGCCTATCACGTTTTGAGACCCAATCTCGATCTTGACAAACAAATCGGGAAATTTAAATCATGGGCCGGCTCTGGGTGTTATGGGTATTCGTGGGATTTAGAGGTAACCGGTGGAGTATCGCCATCGGCAGTTAGCTCCGCCACCAAAAAGGTCACTCTCGCTATGCTTGATGCCGGGTACAATGTAATAAACTATTCCAGCCCAGGATGGATAAAAACATATTTCAGAAGCCCGGTGACTATGAAATATCCAGATTGGGTGAATGCCTGTTACTGGTATCTGGCTCAATACGCCGATAACGGCGAGTGCAATTACATCGACATCCCCATTGGGCTTAACGCGAATAGGGTTTTAGTGGTCCAAACCTGGAACAAAGCCCCCAACCAATATGGGAGCAAGTACGATAGCGTGTATGTTGATCGTGATCGCTGGCTCAGAGATTATCCGGTAAAAGAGAAGACAACTGTAACAAAAGAGGATTATCCGGAAAAAATGTCTTGGCTTGGAAGAGCAAGAAAATTATTTATCAGGTGATTAATCATGGATGACGTCGAAAATTTATCCCCAAAAACGAACAGAGAATGGCTACAAAAAATCACCAGAGATTTGCAAGACCTAAGCGATGATCGGGCGGACGACCGTGCCATGCTAGTTGATTTCATGAATGAGTTTCGCGGGTGGAAAAAAGAACATGACGCGAAGGAATATGAATTCCAGAAATCCACAGCAAAATATTTTGAGAAAGTTGACTCAATCGAAAAACGCGTGAACGGTTGGAGCGCGATAAACTCGATTGGAGTAATCGTGGCCAGTATTTTAGCCGCGATTGGTTTGAAGGGTAGTTGACAACTATCGTATAATGTTGGTATGGCTAAAAACAATGCATATAATCTAAACCATTGCCGCGACCCATTATTGATGGGCCGCGGCCCATCAATTTAAGAGAGGTAAACATGGATTATGAAATTGAAAACAAGGGGGCAGTAACAAAATTGTACTTTGAAAGCATGAAAATAAATTTTTTTGTAACGTCTGACGTCCACTATGATTCCATTTACTGCAACCGAGATCAGTTTATCCGAGATTTGCAAGAAGCGCAAAAACGCGACGCGCTGATCTGCTTGGTTGGAGACTTATTTGATGCCATGAACGGACGGTTTGACCCGCGCAGGGACATGAGTAAGGTTCGCAAAGAATATCTACGGGCCGACTACTACGACGCCCTGGTTGAGGACATGTTTAAGGCGCTGAAACCTTTTGCGAAAAATATCGTGCTTATCAGTGATGGCAACCACGAAACATCAACGCTCAAGAACGCGAACACCCACCTGACAGACAGGCTAACATCTTTGCTTAATGGCATTGGCGGGAAAATCGCTCACGGCGGATACGGAGGGTATTTGAAAGTGATTGTCAGAAAAGAACCACGGCATTCTGATTCAATTTTGATCAAGTTTTTTCACGGCTCAGGAGGAGAGGCTCCGGTAACAAGAGGTGTTATCCAAACCAACAGACAAGCCGTATTTCTCCCAGACGCAGACATTGTACTTAACGGTCATTCCCACAATCAGTACATCATACCCATCACGCGGGAGCGCGTATCCGATCTTGGTGTTTTGTATTTCGACAATCAGTATCATGTCCGCACACCTGGGTACTGCATGAGCTACGGAGATGGGTCGGGTGGATGGGAGGTAGAGCGCGGCGGAATACCAAAGCCGACCGGAGGATGTTTTATAACCTATCAGGCTAATTTTAATAACAAGCTCCGCAACGAGAACTACGACAAAATAAAGCTTGAGGCCGTCACTCATAATCCAATCCCAATCAAAACTCTCAACGAGCCTTTCGATGGTAGAGTATTTCCTCAAGAGTAGTATAATTTAAACAAAAAGGAGAAGATATGAACGAGTATCAGAGTTTTTTGGTAAAGTTTTTGACCGCTTTTGCGCTGGCGCTGATCCCTGTGGTCGTTCCCCTTGTTGTTGCCAAGGTAAAGCAATGGCTTGCGCAGGCGAAAGAGGTCGCGAAAGAGTGGCGGCCGGAGCTATATCAGGCTCTAGACATGGGAGCAAAACTCGCCGTCACTGCTGCAGAACAGGCCGGACTTGCGGGGCTTATCAAAGAAAAAAAGGATTATGCTATCAACGCGCTTGAAGCATATTTGGCTGAATTTGGCTACAACGTTGATGTTGACGTAATTGACGCCGCCATTGAGGCCGCCGTGAATGAAGCGGCTTTCCCACACGCAGAAAAGTAATAAATTTGCATATCTATCTAAAAGCCCCGCTCATCACGGGGCTTTTAGATTATTGAGTTTTCTCTGATTCTATGATGTAGTCAATTACTGATTCTGACCACCCGTCAATGTGTGTCCACGCTCCATATCCGATGCCGTTCTTATTGGTTGAGACGTTAATCAAATAATTGTGTTTACCGAGCGGTTTTGCAATATTTGGACTGTCTTTACCATCAATTGCGCAATCTTGTTCGTCTGTAATCACGATCATGCGCTCCACGTCTTTTTCTCGTTCGGTCAACCAGCGACAAACCGGGGTTAGGAAAATACCGCCGCCTCCTAGCGGATGACAAAGCCCATAGATTGCATCCACAAGAGCCATGCCGTGGCGGTTCGGAACTAATTCTGTTTTGTGCTGGCGCGTACCGTCATTGCCAGCGGTTGCATAAACCGATACGTCCTCAAACACTTCGCGAGCAATTGCACCCAAAGAACAGGCAGCTAAGGCGCGATCCATGTCGCTTTTACTTGACACTGGACTTCCATACATGCTACCAGACACGTCAATTACAACAACCGTTTTTCCAGAAACTTTTTTATCCTGAACAGATTTCAAAAGCAAATAATCCATCTGTTCTTCATATTTTGGGGCCGATTTTGACGCGGCGATAAAGCGGAACGGAAGTACGTTGTCTGTTTTAACTACTTTGGTGTAATTTTTGATTGCGTCAAAAGATACGCCAGCCTGTTCCATATTGCGAAGATTGCGGATAAAGGCCAACCCGCCCAGTTTGTTTTCAGAGATCAGGCGCTCCCAGGTTTCTTTCTTATCTTTACCGGCGGATAAAGCGACTTCCCACGTGTCGGGAATAGGCAAGGTTCCATCAACCAACTGTTTCCATGTTTTTGCCTGTTCTTCATCCTTCGGTTTGGCGTGGCAAAGGAAAAGTACGTCACGAAGTTTGATCGCTTCGTCGCGGTTGTACTTTGCGAGTTGATAGGCATTGAATTTATGAAAGGCCAGCGCAAGCCCTGATTTTACCTGTGCGGAAATTGGCTGTTTCCCGTCAAGCCAGTAAATCGACAAGAACTCGGTCAATTCGTCCGGGCGCTGGATAACGCGGGCCAAAGTGTCCGACACGAACGCCTTGTGTTTTGGAAGTCGCGCCATCTCACGAACGATCAAAAGCGGAACGTGGCGTAGGTGCATTTTCTCGCGCGCTTCGATTGCGATTGAAGCAACGGTTGACGGCTCAACCAGCGGAATTGTTTCTTTGATGCGGTCCGCGATGGATTTTCCATCCTCATAAAACGTGTCTTCCCACAGTAGGCAAGACATAACAGATCGTCTCAATTCCTGTTCGGGAGTGATGCGCTTTGCAGGAGCACCTTCATGGGTTGTTTCTACGAACTTAGGTTTTGTATTTGTTTTCATTTCTCTCTCCTTAAATGAAAAATTGCGGGGAATAATCGCAAAGTGAGATTTTAGCGCTCTGCCGATTGAGCTACGAGATTTCTCTCGGACGGACTCGAACCATCAACCACTCGTTTACAAGACGAAGTATCACTTTGCTGCACCACCGCAAAATTTATAAAATTGGTGGAGAACAATCGAATACGGTATTATTCGATTCGCTCAAAGAAGTAACCGTATTCTTCACTACCACGCTTGTGTTTTCAAAGAACTATAAATATAATACAGACATTTAATTCATTTGTCAATAGGCAATTTATGGTATAATGACTTTGTCACATTTTATCCCTCTCTATTGGCGCACGAGCGCCGAAAAGACCCCGCCACTCTCGCGGGGTCTTTTGTTGTGCGAAGATTACTTTTTTTTGAAGATAAGCAATTCGTAGCCTTCGGTTTTGTGTTTTCCGGCTCTGGCGCCGGTCTTTACAACAACATCGTCCTTGGTAAGCCCAAAGAATTCGAGCGCTTTTGATAAGTTGCTTCCTTTCCTGAAGCTGTATGTCCCGCTGGCCGCACCCACATATTCATAGCATTCTTTTTCCATCTCGTCAATTATTGTTTGCGCGATTGTCTTTTTCATTTTTATCTCCTCTGTTTTTTGTCTGTCTCGCTTACATATATATAATATCACACTACTAGTGATATATCAATAGTTTTAGGAAACTCGTTTGAAACTCTAATATAATGTTCTAAATAGAACAGATTTGTTGTCTGGCATATATTACTGTGTCAGTTAAGGCCAATTTAAACGATTAACTAGCGCGTTTCTGTACAATTATTGATTAACAAGTGATTGAATTGCACAAAATATCTTAGAATCGTTCCTGTTGAACAAAGGGGCGACGTTGTACAAATTGTATAATGTTATTATGGTTTTGCGTGGTGCAATGGCAGCACGGCTGGCCTTGGACTAGCAGATCGTGGTTCGACCCCACGCGCAAAAGCTAAAAATATGTACTTTATGTCCATTTATTGCGGTTTAAGCACAATAAACGGAACTTTATGACCGTTAAATGTGAGCATAATGCTCACAAAAACAGAATCAGTAAGAAAGTGTAAAAAACAGGTATTGACATTGGCGTGATATTTTGATAATATGATTCTAGATAATTAACAACTATGGCAATATCTTGAGGCGTCCACGAAATAAAAACTATCGTAAATGTGGCGAGATTTTTCGAGCCTCAAGTTTGCAAATAAATTCTCTTGCCTATGTCAGAGAGCATCGCCGCACTGGGTACACCCAGGATACGACGGCGACCCGTAAAGTGTAAGCGGGAAAATACGACGGGATTAGTAGCTCAAGAGGCTAGAGCGCTGCGTAACGCAGAGATATGGGTTCGACGCCCATCCCCGCACCTTTCCCCTGATTTGGTTGCCCCCTTCAACCAGGTCGGGGGATTTTTATTTTACCACTTGCAATATCAACCACGTCGTGATATACTGATAGTATCTTATGAGAGGAGTAAAACAATGTGTGAAGGATTTGGAGTGATCGTAACAAAAGATGGTCGGTATCTGTTCTGCGAACCGACTGAAGGAATGAATTGTAAGCACGGAGATATTCTGCATCGGGCCGGTATCGAAGAAAATACCGATGCCTACAACCGTGCGTTCGTGCGTGTCCAGTTTAGTAACTGGACAAAAGAAACGTTTGAGTTTGACGAGATAGGCACGCTTCCGGCATGGGTAAACGAGGAGGAGGTAAAAGAGCGCTGCTGCAAACTGCTTGACCGTGTATATCCCGCGTTGGCCGAGTACGAGAAAGTGCGCGATGCCGCGTGGGCCGAGTACGAGAAGGTGCGCGCTGCCGCGTTGGCCGAGTACGAGAAGGTGCGCGATGCCGCGTGGGCTGAGTGCGAGAAAGTGCGCTATGCCGCGTTGGCTGAGTACATGACCGTGCGCGATGCCGCGTTGGCCGAGTACGAGAAAGTGCGCGATGCCGCGTGGGCCGAGTACGAGAAGGTGCGCGCTGCCGCGTTGGCCGAGTACGAGAAGGTGCGCGATGCCGCGTATGCTGAGTACGAGAAGGTGCGCGATGCCGCGTGGGCCGAGTACGAGAAGGTGCGCGCTGCCGCGTTGGCCGAGTACGAGAAGGTGCGCGCTGCCGCGTTGGCCGAGTTTGTATCCAAAATATCATCAATCGATGGGTACGTGGGTGAGTAGGAGTATTTATGGACAAATACGAATACATCAAGAGTGGTTGGTTGACGGTGGCGCAGTTTGCCGCACGGAAAGACGTAGATCGGTCAACAGTGTCAAAGTGGATAAAAGGTGGCAAGATTGCCAGCGTGAGGTCAGAGGATGGAGTTATTTTCATATCCCCCGATGAATTGCGTAAGATCATAAAGGCTCCATCTGGCTACCCAAAAGGAAGGGAAAGAAAATGAGCGGAAGACCTTGTAAACATCCGGTCGAATACATCAAAGAAGTAAGCGAAGAAATTGATTGTCGCTCCCACCTTGTTTTTAAGTGCACGCGCTGCGGCCATCTGATCAAAAGGTCAAAAGTGCCGAGTGACTGGTGGGAGGAATGGAAACAAAAAACAAATGAAAATATGCCAGAAGAAGAAATTCCATTTTAGGAGGATAAAATGAGCAATCAAGAAACGGGAATGGTATTCCACCAAGAACGTAGCGAAACTCTTGCAAAAGCATCCGAGTTGGCAAAGCGCCTGAAATACATGATCGTAAATGGCTCTAAACTTTCTGACAACGAAGTTTACGCTCTGGCTCAGTATGCTGCTGCGAATGAACTTAATCCATTCGCTGGAGAATGCTACTATCTCCCCGGGGTTGGCCCAGTACCCGGGGTCGCTGGGTGGCGCTCAAAAGCACAAAATCAGTTAGATTTTGAGGCAAAACTCGCGAATCAGTCAGGCGGAAATTTTTGGTTCGAGTACGAACATGCAAAACCAGAAGATTGTTGTTTCGATCCATCAAAAGATATTGCCTATAAGGCAATATTGCACGACAGTGTAACGCGCCAGCGATGGTTTGATGCGATTGCTAGTTTTTCGATGAATTTAATTAAGTCTGGAATCACTGTAGAAGAAGCTTTTAAGTTTTCGCGCGAAACAGTTGGAAAAGAGCCAGTAACGGAATCATGGGGAGTTGTTTTTTCGTCAGAATCATTCGCAAAAGAGGGGAAGCCGGAAAAATTTGACCGCCATGAGAGAGCAAAGAAGCGCGCAGAAAAACTATGCCTTCGAAAGCGGTTCCCGCGCATCCATCTACCCGAACCCGAAGGCGTTGATGATGTAATCGATTCCGAGGATTATCGTGTCGTTATGGGAGATGAAGAAGAGGAATCGCAAAAACCAACCAGAACTCTTACTGAAAATCTTGAACAGCTTGGCTTCCCGCAAGAAAAAGAGAAGGAAGAACAGCCGCCCGCGCCAACCGAGCAACGCCCCTATACCCCATCTCAACTCCACGATCGCCTCAAGGTAATGGCTGATTCTCTCGCTGGCCAAACATGTACCGACGGCCAGAGAAAATCAGTCCGCATCAACCTGTCAACATTGGCTGGTGGGGAAGCAAACTATCCGCAATATCTTGAATATCTGACCGGCTTCACCTCATCGAACGACATGCCAGATAACTGGGTACTCGCGGTCGCCAAATGGATCGGATCGCACAAAGACGTGGATGGCCAGTGGGTAATCTCAGAGATGGCTCTCAAAGAGGGTCAATCTGTTTTTGGTGAGCTGTTCGGATAAACCGAATGTAAAGATTAGTTACTCATAGTCCTAATTAGTGGCGTACCGGCCCGCCTTATGACCGGTAAAGAGGAGAGAATGGAATACAAACCATTTGCAAAGATTGCGCGATTGTCGCGCGAAATTATCATCACAGAAAAAATTGATGGCACCAACTCTTGCGTTTACATTGGAGAGGACGGGGAATTTTTGACTGGAAGTCGCACCCAATGGATCACGCCAGAAAACGACAATGCCGGATTCTCGCGCTGGGCGCATGAACACAAAGACGAACTAATGGCGCTGGGACATGGTTATCATTTTGGCGAGTGGTGGGGATTGGGCATCCAAAGAAACTATGGACTGAAAGAAAAGCGTTTTAGTTTATTTAATGTCACAAAATGGACGGATAATCCAGGCCTTCCGGCTTGTTGCCGCGTAGTTCCAGTTTTGATGCGCGGAATGTTCGATACTACACTTATTCAAAACTGTCTTGATTTGCTTGCACAGAATGGTAGCGTGGCCGAACCTGGCTTCATGCGTCCAGAAGGTATCGTTATTTTTCATACGGCATCTGGACAACTCTTCAAAAAGACAATCGAGAAAGACGAAATGCCAAAAAGTTTGTCTGGGGACATGCCATGAAACTTGCCGAAATGAAAATAAACATCGGCGGTATGTTACGCTGTTGATTTGAAACAATTCAAAACCTTCCAGACCGCGAATACGCGGATGGCGAGGTTATCGACTGCATCTATGAACCTGGGGGCAACGGCGCTATCATTGTCAAAGACGGTTGTTTTTGTTGGAACCAAGAAGGGAGAAAAAATGATACGAGCGATTCAGGTAGGTGACACTTTTCATATTTGGTTTACCGATAAAAGTTGTTTGCAAGACTGCAAATTATTGCTGATTTGCGATGGACTATGGTACATAGAAAAAGCCGGGTTGACCATTGCTATTAATCCGCTTTCATCATTTGTAAAATATATTCAAATTGTTGACCCAAAGGAGAAAAAATAGGGTATAATACAGCAAGCGGATAAAACCGCTCCGGGGTCGCAGCCGGTAAAATGAATAGTAATTACCATGTGAACGGCTTTGTTCTGGCTTTTGGCTTAACCCCTACACATGGAGGGACTGCGAAAAGCCGAAGTCAGAACAAAGCCGTATTTATTTAAGAGGATTTATGAAATTAACTGAATTTTTGAAAGACGTTGGTAGGCCTGTCGCTTATTACCCTGGACTAAAAAAAATAACAGGAAGCACAACAGCAACAATATTCCTTTGTCAATTTATATATTGGATCGGAAAGGGGGAATCAAAAGACGGGGCGATTTATAAGACTTCTGATGAAATAGAAAAAGAAACCGGTTTGTCTTATGAGGAACAAAAAACAGCAAGAACGCGTCTAAAATATTTAGGGATTTTGACAGAAAAGTACGCAAGAATTGAGCATACAATTTATTTCAAAGTTGACACCAACAGGGTAGATGAACTATGGGCATCGAGCCAATGCCACGATGGCATCGAGCCAATGCCACGATGGGGAACGAGCCAATGCCACGATGGGGAACGAGCCAATGCCACGATGGGGAACGAGCCAATGCCTTGTTCGTTAAATAGTAATACAGAGACTACTACAGAGACTACACAGGAGAATACTGCAGTAGAAGAAATTGGCAATCAAGAATTTAATGATTATCCAGAAGGAAACCCCTTCTACTTAAACAAACAAAATATGGGATTTCAAGATGCAGACTTGTTAATACTAGACCGAGTTTACACCGATGTTACTGGAATGTTTCCATCAAAAGAAATACCAAGAATAAGACAAGCGATTAAGTTAATTGCAGAAAAGAACAACTTTGAAATTATCCCGGCAAACGAGAGTAAAATTGCTGATATTTTACGACCTTATTATCTGGCCATGTTAAAGCGCAAAAATAAGAATGGCCAAAATTATTCAAGGTCAGGATTATTCTGGCTGTTTGAATGGGCAGCAACAGGAGAAATCCCACAAAAACAGGATGAAACACAGAAGCCAGACGACATAACCAAAAGGTACAAGCCGGTTGCTGAATACAAAATTTGAGAGGAGAGGATATGTTCACCGACACAGACAAGCAACAATTTGACGCAATGATAAAATGTCTGCTTGAGAAAAATGGAATTTCGCGGAATTCATGCAGTTTTCGCGATTATGGGAAAGCCATTAAGCTTTTGCCAAAAATGGCAAACTATAAATACAATCGGGCTTTGGTAATCATCAGGAAATGGATTAGTGTATGAGCGATCTACTGCCTAATAACCAGGTTGCGGAACGAGCTGTCATCGGGTCAGTGTTGATTTATCCGTCCGCCTACAACGAATGCTCGAAGTACATTGTCGCCGCCGATTTTTACGTTGACCGTCATAGGTGGTTATGGCAGGCAATAGAAGCAATTGTGAGGCGTCATGAGGCGGTCGATATGCTCACAGTGAGCGCTGAATTGTCATCCACAGGGAAACTCAGTGATAGCGGTGGGGATGCCTACATGCTCCAAATCGTGAATGACACCCCAACGGCCATGAACGCAGAATATTACGCCAAAATAGTCTGCGATCTTGCGAAGCGCCGGCGTCTAATTGATAACGCTGGAAAATTAGCAAAAAATGCTTTTGACCAAAACATTTCTCTTGATGAGTTTATCCCAAAATATCTTACCAGCTTGATGAAGGAAATCCAGACGGAAGCAGCCACAGAGCATATATCCATTGGATTACGGGAACTTTACGACGACATTCAAAAAAGGGCGGAAAATCCTCAGGAAGTGTTTGGGATCCCTTGTGGAATTTCAGGAATCGACAGGATCACCGGGGGCATGCAGGCAGGGGAGTTGTTTCTCTTATCTGGGGAACCTGGTCTAGGAAAATCTTTGCTTGCAATGCAAATTGCATTCAAAATGGGTCTGAAAAAACCGGGCGTAATTTACGAACTTGAAATGAGCAAATTGCAGACCATGCGAAGGCAATTATCTAACGAATCAAACGTTTCTGTCCGGGCGATGAAAACCGGGTTTTTGAATGAATCTGACCGTTGGAATATCAACGAGGCCATAGCAAGAATGGAGAATCTGCCCATTTATTTCTCAGATTCATCTTCCTGGAACACGGCAAGCCTGCGGGCTGACCTTATCCGCTTGAAACAGCTTTACGGAATTGAATGGTTCGTGGTGGATTATCTGCGGCTTCTCAAGGATCGGGTCGCCGAGAAAGAAACGGAGCGCATTGGCATCATAACATCGAATCTTCATGACATTTGCAAAGACCTGAATATATTTGGATTGGCAATCCAGAGCATGACAAAGGCTGGGTTCCGCGAAGGAGGCATGGAAGGCGTTTACGGTGGATCAGAGTTGCACCATTCAGTTGATGTCATGGCAATTATGACTAAAGATCAGGATTATGACACAAACAAAATAGTCAACCTGACGTTTGACAAAGTCCGTGAATCCGAGGATGACGTCAGGCTCGTAAAACTACGAAACAAACCTGGATTCCCGTATTTCGCAGAATTGGAATACAAAAAATGAAACCAAACATCTATGTAGTTGGTTACCAACCGCAACCCGGAATTCCTATGGCTGATTATATTGATTTCGGAATCAACATAAAATTCAATTGGCTAGAAATTGAAGAGATGGCAAACCAAGGTGTTCTTCCTCCTGGGATTATATTGCAGGCAATTGGCGGTAAACCATGCGTAATTGTTGGAAAGTACGGAACGCAACAGGAAGTAAGGGTATTGGCACCAAAGGAAACGTGAAATGAGCGAAACATCCGAGAAGGTAATGGAATTCCTAATCCACAAGGAAGCGTTGTTTGATGCGCTAAGGCGCGGATACTTTGACGAGAAGTTATGGAACAAGGTGATGCAAGAATCATTAGACCTAAACCTTATGGCGTCATATTATCAGATGCGCAAGAGATATATCAACGAGATTGAGAGGAAAAAGAATGAGCTATTGCAGATGGTCAGATGAATGTTATACATGTGATGTATATGTTTACTACACAGATGATGGTTATGTAATCCACGTTGCCGGGAACCGTTATGTAAGTGATAAACAAAAGCCTGAGTATGTTGAGTCTGGAGATGTAAATTCGCATAAACTTATAGAATATTTAAGAAAATGCGATGCGTGGGCAAAAAAAGCGCGGCTTGAGCCGATTGATCTAGCGGAACATGGGAAAACATTTTTGTTTGACACCCCGAGAGAATGCGCCGAAAAATTAAAACACCTTCGCAGCATTGGGTATTGTGTCCCAGAATATGCAATTGCGACACTACTTTTGGAAGCGAAAGAAAATGAGAAAAATGAACAAATACCACAATAAACCCGTCGAAATCGACGGATTTCGATTCGATTCGCAGAAGGAAGCGCGCCGCTGGAACGAACTAAAACTATTGGAGCGGGCCGGAGAAATAAGCAATCTGGTTGTGCATCCGGTGTATCTTTTGCAGGAGTCGTTTTTGTATCATGGTAAGCTCGTCAGGTCAATTCTGTATGAGGGTGATTTTAGCTATACCGAAAACGGGCGGATCGTAGTTGAGGACGTAAAGAGCGAAGCAACCAAAACGGCAGTGTTCAAACTCAAGCAAAAGATGTTCTGGAAAACGTATCCAGAATATGAACTTAGAATAATTGAATAAAATTGCCTATTGCAATATCAATTGCCGCGTGATATGATGTATAAAAGAAAAGGAGAAAATATGATTCGACAAGGTGATGTAAATTTGTATCAAGCAAAAGGAATTGATGTAAGCGGCCTGAAAAAGGCAAAGTCCAAAGTGCCCGGTCGTGTTGTCCTTGCTTATGGCGAGGTTACTGGCCATCATCACAGCATTGACGCCAAAACCTGTGAATATTTCGAGGCAAACGATCTGGTTCAGGCCCTTTTCCGCCAGCAAGTGAATATCGCGGACGATGCAAAATGCGAAGGTTTGCTTGTCGTGAGCGAGCCAACCGTTTTGACCCACCAGGATCACGGGCATATCGAATTGGACGAGGGGCAATATTTTATTACCCTCCATCGCGAGTACACGCCTGCCGCTATTGTCCAGGTGTTGGACTAATGTCAACCGGGGAGCGCATGGTACACGCCAAAATCAATAGAGAGGGAACAATGACAAAAAAATACAGTTTTGAAGATCACCCAGAACATAAAGAAATGTTAGATGATTGGGCGAAAAAATGGATTGCCAACGCTATGAGCACGGAGCCAATGGATAAAGGGAAAACTGCTAAAGCGATCCGTGGCATGTATGCAGCCGCTGGCCTTAAAGAACCGAGAATTGTTTTTGTATCAAGCCCTTTTGTGGGTAGATTTGCTTCTGGATTTGCGGCGGCAATGTGGTATCTGCGCAAAAATTCCTCCGCCGCCGCCGCCGCCACATACGACGCCACCGCCGCTGCCACCCGCGCCGCCACATACGCCGCCACATACGACGCCACATACGACGCCACCGACGCTGCCACCCGCGCCGCCACCGCCGCTGCCACCCGCGCCGCCACATACGCCGCCACATACGACGCCACATACGACGCCACCGACGCTG